CTATATTGGACAAGCGGGTGTTGTAGGTGCGTACATGGGTATGACAGCATATATGAGTACTAAGAGGTAATCATGATAGCAGCTCTTATTCCGAAACTTCTTCCTATTATAGGGGATGTGATCGGACGATTTCTACCTGAAGACAAGGAAGCGGCGGCCAAGGCCAATAGAGAAATAGAAGCAGAACTGACCAAACACCTTACCGAAATCGATCTGACCCAGGCACAGACGAATCTGGAACAGGCCAAACACCCCTCCATTTTTATCGCCGGGGCAAGACCCGCCATCATGTGGATCTGCGCCTTTGGGCTGGGTTGGCAGTTCGTATTTCAGCCTGTAGCAGTATGGATCTTTTCAGTCATGGGTTCAGATCTTGTTTTGCCGATGATAGAGACGGAAGGACTCATGCCGTTGACCCTTAGTCTTTTAGGTCTGGGGTCCATGAGGTCTTTTGAGAAATTCAAGGGCATACAACGGAACAATATGAAAAGGTAGCTAAATAATGGCTGATACACCTGTATCACTTATTGATAATGTGATGCCCTCCCAAGGTCTTCCTATAGGGGAGTTTGAGGAAGAGGAAGAAATTGAGGTTATAGAAGAACCTGAAGACATTACGGAAGAGGAAGATGGTTCCGTTGTCATAGATTTCGAGAAAAGGGTTCAGGAAGAACTCGAAGCAGAACCTGACGCCAACCTTGCTGACATCCTGGACGAAAGAGTCCTCATGGAAATTGCGTCTGAACTTGTTGACTATTATGAGGATGACAGAAGTGGCCGTGACGAGTGGGAAGATTCCTATCGCAATGGTCTTGACCTTCTGGGGATCAAGTATCAGGAGAGGGAAGAACCTTTCCGTGGTTCCAGCGGTGTGACCCACCCTGTAATTGCTGAAGCCGTCACCCAGTTTCAGGCACAGGCGTACAAGGAACTCCTTCCAAGCTCAGGTCCTGTACGGACACAGGTCATTGGGGCGGCGTCCCCTGAAGTTGAGTCCCAGTCCCAGCGTGTTCAGGAGTTTATGAACTACCAGATTACGCATGTCATGGAAGAATATGACCCTGAGATGGACAGATTGCTGTTTTATCTTCCTTTAGCGGGGTCTGCCTTCAAGAAAATCTACTTTGATGACCTTCTGGATCGAGCGGTTTCCCGTTTTGTCCCTGCCGATGACCTGGTTGTCCCCTATAATGCCACTGATTTAGCGTCTGCCTCCCGTGTTACGCATGTAACCCGCATGGGACTGAACGACATACGCAAATTTCAGGCGGGGGGGTTCTACCGGGACGTGGAATTAAGCCCTTATGAGAGTGATGATGAGTTAAAGGACAAGGAAAGAGAGCTTATGGGCATCCAGAAAACCATGGATGACCAGGATTGTACTCTTCTGGAGGTGCATACGGACCTTGATTTACCGGGGTTTGAGCATCGAAGTCCGATAGACAACGAAGAAACAGGGATCAAGCTCCCTTATATCATAACAATTGATGAAGGAAGCTCTAAAGTCCTGTCCATTCGGCGAAATTGGAAAGAAGGTGACGAACTTTACAGGAAATTACAGTATTTTGCCCATTTTAAGTTCCTTCCGGGGCTTGGGTTCTATGGATTTGGTCTTTTACACATGATTGGAGGGCTGGGGCGCTCTGCAACGTCAATTTTGAGGCAATTAATCGATGCTGGAACACTTGCTAATCTTCCCGCTGGTTTTAAAGCTAGGGGTATTCGGATTCGTGATGCTGATGAACCTCTTTCTCCTGGTGAGTTTCGCGATATTGATGTCCCCGGTGGTGCTCTTCGAGATGCCATCATTCCTCTTCCCTACAAGGAACCAAGCCAGACGCTGATGTCCCTTTTGGGGTTTGTGGTGGACGCCGGAAGACGGTTTGCGGCTATAGCCGACCTTCAGGTAGGCGATGGGAACCAGAACGCAGCCGTAGGAACGACTGTAGCGTTACTTGAACGCGGCTCCAAGGTCATGTCCGCTATTCACAAGCGGATGCACTATGCCCAGAAGCAGGAATTCAAGATGTTGGCCAAGATTTTTGCCGAATCCCTCCCTCCTGTGTACCCCTACAATGTCTGGGGCGCCGAATCCGTCATCAAACAAACGGATTTCGATGATAGAATCGACGTTATGCCTGTGTCCGACCCGAATATATTTTCGATGTCGCAGAGACTTGCCCTTGCACAGACCCAGTTACAACTGGCGCAATCCAATCCTCAAATGCATAACCTTTATGAAGCCTTCAGGAGAATATACGAGGCGATAGGGGTCCAGAATATAGAAGCAATTTTACCACCGCCCCAAGCTCCTCAACCCACAGATCCTGCAATTGAAAACGCCAAGTCCATCATACAGGAAACTCTTCAGGCTTTCCCCACCCAGGACCATGACGCCCACATCATGGCTCATATGGCTTTTATGAAGACACCTATTCCGGGGTCTACTCCTCCTATTTTTGCTTTGCTTCAGGCGCACTTGTGTGAACACATCGCATTCAAGGCCAGAGGCGTTGCCACGGCTGAAATGACGATGCAGTCCCAACAGGCGGCACAGACGGGACAACAGGAACCTCAAGTTGATATTGAGTCACGGGTTGCGGAACTGATTGCCCAGTACACCCAGGAAATTATGGCTGAGTTAATGCCGCCGCCTCCGGGTCAGACAGATCCTCTGGTTCAGTTGCGCGAGAAGGAACTTGATATCAAGGAAGCCGACATGACGCGCAAGGCCAATGAGTTCAGTGAAAAACAGGATTTTGAGGAAAAACGTGAATCAGAACGTCAGGAGATAACACGTGAAAAGATTGACTCGAGCGAGGACATCGCGTTATTAAGAGCGGACGTGAACCTTGAACGTATCAACAAGGCCCCGACAGATACGAAGAGAGGCAATTAAATGCCTGTCCGAAAGGTAAAGGGCGGTTACCAGTGGGGGAAGAGCGGAAAGATTTACAAGAAGCGTTCCGATGCTGAAAAACAGGGACGTGCAATTAGAGCTTCTGGCTACAAAAGAAGAAAGGTTAAAAGAACATGAAACAACGGCAAGATGTCTGTGAGAGTTGTGGTTTTGATACGACACTAGAACCGCATTATCTTTTGGGTACTGATAGAGATGGTCAGGATGAAGTTGAGGCAACAGAATATCTTTGTAAGCATTGTCATCAAGAAAGACATACGGATCTTAATGGAGACGTTTGGAAAGATGTCCGGGAGATGGATAGTCATTGGTATGGCTATTTTAAGGAAACAGGAGATGTAAGTGACGCATCCGTTCCCTAAAGTGTTTCACGTGAAACAAAGGAGACTATATCATGGCTAAAACTAAAAAAAAGAACAAAACAAACGCTCAATACATGGCCGAAGGAATTGCGGCGGCGGCGAAGCACAAGCCGGGTGGCGCCGGAACGAAAGGTAGACATGTCTATACAATGGAAGGACCGGAGGCGACGAGAAGAGGAAGAAAAGATCCTGATCCGCGTACCCTTAAAGGTTTAGCGAAAATCATCACTTCTCCTGTGAAATCAAGGGCGCGAAAAGTAATTCCATCTAAGCCGTTTAATATTATTACACGAAAAGGTGAGGGGGGAGAAGAGACTGATCCAGGAGGTTCCAAGACTTATTTAAAAAGAGCCAAAAAAATGATGCATGGTGGCATCATGAAAGCCGGTAAAGAATATTCCGTAGAGGAAGTTGGCGACGAGACTTATGGGATTGATGAGATTCCTACCGAATGGGGTCGTAAGAAGCTTGACCGTAAGACGGAGAAACTTATTCAAGGAACTGAGTTCCAGGTCCGTGGTCGTTATTTCAATGACAATGATGGAAAGGGGACATTCTGATGGCTGGGAAAAAAGGTACAGGAAAGGCTGCTCGAGACACAATTAAAAAATTGCTGAATGAAGGCGCCAAAACCATTTCTGAGGGAGACCGGAAAAGGGTAGATCAAACGCTTACTGATCTGGATTATTATTTAAAAGCGAACGATGGTGGAATGGTCAGCAATACGAGGGTATACTGATGGCTAAAGAGAAGGCTTTCGACAGAGAATATGCAAAATGGTTGAAAGCTAGAGGACTTCATGCTCCTAAATCTGTTCCTAAACCGAAAGAGAAGGCAGGGGGCGGACTGATCTCAGATGAAAATCTGAGTAAGTATATGGAACAGGGGTCCGGTGCTCTTCCCAGGGGGAACGCAGCCCTGTTGAAGAAGATGTACAAGGGTGAGTTGGACAAGTACATGAAAAAGAACGATGGCGGAATGGCTTATAAAACGAGGAGATACTGATGCCTAGAGGAGTTGTTTACGATACATTTACGGAAGCCCAGGAATATGCCGACAGGGTTAACGGTGAACCTATGGAGGTAGAGGGCGGCTTCTCAATTGTTAATCCTTTGGGGTATAGTGACGGTGGTAAAGTAGTCAAACCTGTACCAATAAGACCCCCCGAAAAACTTCCTCCTTCTCCTACGGCGGAAGATATTATGAAATTCATTCGTAACCCTAAAGGTTTTAAAGGGACTTTTTAATGGCAGACCCGACTACGTTTGCCTATAACGTATTAAAAGCGATTCAATCTCGCGCAGAACTGACAAAAGACGCTATTCTTCATGGTTCCCCCAGAGATCTGGAATCTTATAAAGAACTTGTTGGTGAACTGAAGGGACTGGAGTTCGCAGAACAGGAAATTAAGGATTATTTGGCGAAATCGGAGGAAGAATGAGCAAGACCCTATATGTTCCCGATCATGTAGCTGAGAAAGAAAAAGAAAGAAAGAAGAGTGTTTACGTTAAGAAGGACGAAAAAGTTCTTGATCCTTCTTTACTTGATGTTTCCCTCAGTGAAAGACTCCCGCAACCCACAGGATGGCGTTTGTTGGTCATGCCCTACATGGGACGTGCCACAACGGACGGGGGTGTTTTGATCCCTGATCAGATCCGTGACCGTGAAGCTTTAGCTACTGTGGTTGCTTATGTGTTGAAGGTAGGTCCTTTAGCTTATCAGGACAAAAATAAGTTTGGGGAGGGGGGTTCCTGGTGCAAGGAAGGAGACTGGATTTGTATTGGCCGCTATGCTGGTGCTCGATTTAAAATCGAAGGCGGTGAGGTTCGTATTATTAATGACGATGAGGTCATCGCTACGATCCTTGAACCAGATGATATTAAACATGTCTAGAAAGGAGAAAATAACCGTGGAGAACGCGACATGCCAGAAGAAAAACCGATTGATGTGGGAGATTCCGAAGAATCTTCCGTAGACGTAGATATCTCTGGGGAAGAGAAGCCCCCGAAGAAAGAAGAAAAACCTGAAGTCACTGTAGAGGAGACCCCAGAGACTGAAGACGAACTTGAAGAATACAGTGCTGGTGTTCAAACCCGCATTGACAAACTCACCAAACGTTTCCGTGAAGAAGAACGTCAAAAACAGACGGCGGTTCAGTATGCGGAAAGCGTCCACGAAGAAAACGAAAATCTAAAGAAACGTCTTGATTCTCTTGATAAGGGCTATCAGGAAGAATTTGATAGCCGTGTTTCCACTCAGATAGATTCTACGAAACATTTATTAAAAGAAGCCCACGAAAGTGGTGACGTAGACAAGATGGTGGACGCTCAGGAAGCTCTATCTTCTTTAGCGGTGGAAAAAGGAAAACTATCCAAAGCGAAGAAGGAAGCGGTGGAAAAACCTGTTGAACCTGTAGCTGCACCTGTCCAGCAACCGGCTCCAATCCAGCCTACAGACCCTAAAGCAGAGGCTTGGGCCTCTAAAAATGACTGGTTTGGCCAGGATGAAGTTATGACATATGCTGTTTTTGGGGTACACAGGCGTCTGATTGAGGATGAACAATTTGACCCTCAATCAGATGAATACTATGCTGAACTCGATAAAAGGATGATGACTGAGTTTCCACAGAAGCTTGGCCAGAAATCTAAAACGGGTGGAAGTAGAAAGGTTGCGTCAGCCGAATCTTCCGCATCCCGCAATAAAGGTGGACGTAAAACAGTGCGATTAACACCTTCTCAAGTTGCGATTGCCAAACGGCTAAATGTGCCACTTGAAGAATACGCAAAATATGTGAGGGATTAATCATGAAGCAAGAGAACACTACTCTCCAAAAGTCACCAAGGACGCCACGCTCCAGTGAAACACGTGTCAAAGAGACACGTAAGGAACCATGGAAACCACCGTCCATGTTGGACGCACCTCCTCCTCCTGAAGGCTATAAGCATAGATGGATCAGAGAAAGTGTAATGGGTTTCGATGACCGTAAAAACGTATCATCAAGATCCCGTGAGGGATATGAACTGGTACGTGGAGAAGAATATCCAGACTTTGATATTCCGACTGTTGAAGATGGAAAACATGCCGGAATTATCGGAGTAGGAGGTCTTCTTCTGGCCAGGGTTCCTATTGAAATCGCTGAACAGCGCGGAAAATACTTCCGGGATATGACCCGCGATCAAATGACGGCTGTTGATAACGAGTTAGCTCGAGAACAACATCCGGCAATGCCTATCGATAGACCCGATAGGAGTTCTAGTGTAACTTTTGGAGGTCCTCAGAAATCTGAGGACTAGGAGAAAATTTAATGGCTAATAGTAACGGAAGTTTTGGCCTTCGCCCTATAAGTAAACTAGGGTCGGCCTCTAATTCCACTGGTGTTACAGGCTATACTCCATACGAAATTGCCAACGGAAATACTAACGCTATCTACCACGGCTCTCCTGTTATCCCCCTTAGTACGGGGTATATAGATATAGTAGGGGCAGCGGCTGGTGGAACAGTTAGTCTCCTAGGCGTTTTTCAAGGATGCGAGTATGTTGACAGCACCACTGGAAGAACGGTTTGGAAAAACTACTGGCCCGGTTCCGGGGCAGATAGTAATCATCCTGTAAAAGCTTTTTTAGAGGATGATCCAAATACCTTGTTTGTAATTGCAACTGACGCGACCTGGACCAGTAAGGCTACTGCCTTGGCCGCTCGTTTTGCGAATGCGAACTTCTCTACAGCCACTACTGGCACAACCGCTACAGGTGTTTCTTTGGGTCGCATGGCCATAAGTACCATCAATACGACAAATAGTCTTCAACTGAGGATTATGGGTTGGGTTGATGATCCAGAGAATGCTGATTTTTCGGCGGCTGGTATTGGCGCAATCGTTAGGTTGAACAACAGCTTCAATGCTCCTACGGGATCTATTGCGGCTGGTACTGTTTCAACCACTGGCGTATAGGAGGATTGAGAAATGGCTATATCAAGAGCACAACTAGCTAAAGAGCTAGAGCCTGGCCTCAACGCCCTATTCGGCTTAGAGTACGCCAGGTATGACAACGAAGCTGGTCAAATTTTTGACACGGAATCTTCAGAACGAGCTTTTGAAGAGGAAGTCATGCTTTCAGGTTTTGGGTCTGCGCCCGTTAAATCTGAAGGTTCGGCAGTTTCTTTCGATGATGCCCAAGAAGCATACACGGCAAGATACACTCATCAGACTATCGCATTGGCTTTTTCAATTACTGAAGAAGCGATTGAAGATAATCTGTATGACCGTCTTGCTTCCCGTTATACGAAAGCTTTGGCACGTAGCATGGCCAACACCAAACAGGTGAAGGGTGCTGCTGTTCTGAATGACGCTTTCGACACCACAATTACTGGTGGAGACGGGAAAGCCTTGTGTGTGACGGATCACCCACTTGTTAACAACAACGACCTTCGTAATACTCCGTCTACAGCGGCGGATCTTAACGAAACCAGTCTGGAAAACGCCTTGATTGATATTGCGGCGTTTGTTGACGAGCGTGGTCTTAAAGTATCGGTACGAGGAATGAAGCTTATCGTTCCAGCGGCAAGTCAGTTTGTCGCGGATCGTCTGCTTGAATCTACTCTCCGTCCCGGAACGGCTGACAATGATATCAACGCTACGCGGAACATGGGTATGCTTCCGCAAGGATATGTTGTTAACCATTACCTGACAGACACGGATGCATGGTTCGTCAAAACGGATGCTCCTCGCGGATTTATCCACTTTGAACGTATGCCCATGTCTACTAAGATGGAAGGTGATTTTGACACTGGTAACGTGAGGTACAAAGCCCGTGAGCGTTATAGCTTCGGTTACTCTGACCCACGGTGTGTCTTTGGATCACCTGGAGCGTAAAACTATAGGGGGGAGTTAATCTCCCCCCTTACTTCTAGGATATTTAAGCCCTAGCGACTGGCCTAGCAGACGCTTACGAAGACTCTAGGGCAAACCCTTTCGTAAGGAGGTAGTTACAATGAGTACTACACGTTTTTCTGGACCAGTGTTATATAGTGGTGGAGCTAATCAAACTGCTGGTGGTGCGTGGTTTACAAATCTACCCATTCAAT